CCCTAGGTGAGGGCGAAACAGCACTAAGAGAGGTACCGGGAATCAATGAACAAGGAGCAACAGGAGGAGCGGAAGCAGCTTAAGATCGAAAAAGTTAAGAAGAAAGCTGCCCGGTTCCACAAACTATTCACTTCGCCAGCAGGAAAGCTTGTCCTTCAGGACTTGGAGGACGAGCTTAACCCTGACGTTTTGATATCGTCGAATCATGACGAAACGATCTATAATGTAGGTCGGCGTGATTCATTCATATACATACAACAACTTATAAGGTATGAAGAAAATGCCAGACGAGCCTAATTGGAGGGATGCCCTCCCAGACGAGTTAAAAGAGCATAAGGGCTTAACGGATGTCAAGGATGTGGGGTCATTGGCCCAACAGTTTATTGACGCTCAAGCAACGATGGGTAACTCGATCCGTATCCCGGGTCCGGAAGCCGGTGACGATGCGTGGAAAGCTTTTCATGAGAAGTTAACCACTAAGGTCCCTAATCTGATCCCTACCCCCGATAGAGATAATGAGGAGTCTATGAATGCTCTTTACAAGACTCTCGGGCGACCGGAGGATGCTACAGGGTATGAACACCCTGATGGTGTCGACGCGTCACAGCTTAAAGACTTTGCGGAACTTGCCCATAAGATAGGACTGTCTAAGGGTCAGTATGGTCAAATGATCGGAGCGCTTGCGCAACACACAGTGGCTCAGACCGAGGCTGCAAGTGAGGCCTTTATGACTGCTGTTCGGGAACTTAAGCAGGAGTGGGGGATTGTTTATGAGGATAATATCCAATTAGTTGACTCGGTTATGAAAGGTACTGGGGCACCTAAGGAAATGCTTGAGCTTGCTGGTGATGGAAAATTACCACCTGAAACTACTAAGTGGCTCTTTGAGATTGGTAAACAACTTGGTACTGAGGGGATTAACTTTAATAAAGACGAGTTCTCTACCCGTGTTACTCCTGTCGAGGCTAAGGCCCGAGTTGAAGAAATCATGAGCGATACTAAGGGTCCTTATTGGGATGGTGCGCACCCACAACATGCGGAATATGTACAGCGAGTTGTTGATTTAAATAGAGCAGCTGCGGCTGGTGGCCTTTAAATGTTGGCAATGTGGGGCTTGTTGCCGATTTATTGGTTTTAAGATTCCGGAGTTTGATCGTGGCGATAAAGCGTGTATCCACCTTACAGAGGAAAATACGTGCGCCATATATAAAGAAAGGCCGGAGGTCTGTCGCCTTGATCCGAGCCGCGATCCGAAAGATCAAGAAAAGTGGTGCAAGCTCCAAGAAGCAAACTGGGAAAGATATGTGAAGATGCTTGAGGGGAATGACAAGATGACTGATTTGGAACTGGCAATCAAGTTTCACGATACTTATGAGCGTCTTGCACCGCAATTTGGTTATAAGACGCGAGAAGATACAAAAACATTTGATCCAGATAGTGCGAATGGGAGATTAATGATCGCCGTTTGTAGAGAGATTCTTTCGAATACTTGACAGAGAGGCCCGGGTGTGGTATACTCTCGGGAATGAGATAGGTGGAGGGTAGCTCAATTCTGGGTCCTTTGCCGCCAACGGTTGAGGGAACGTACTCCCTAAGCTGAGGGTCCGGATTACCGGGTAGCTCCAAGCGCAAACATTTCTTATAATTTGTGTAGGAGCCAATCATGGTCAATACTGTCGACAATGTATTTGTCTCAACGTTTGAGTCAATACTACGACACCTAGCGCAACAGAAGCCATCAAGGCTTCGCGCAAAAGTCACGGAGCGTGGTGTCAACTCCGAAGAGCATAACTGGGAACGTCTGGGTTCAGCGGAAGCTGGTTTAAAGACTACTCGGTTACAAGCAACCCCTGTTGATGATTATCCGTGGTCAAGACGCGTGAGCGTTCCACAAACGTACGATACCGGTGATTCCACCGAACAAGAAGATATCGTGCAGATGATCATTGATCCAAACTCGAATCTGGCGCAGTCGCAAGGCTATGCTATGAAACGAGCATTCGACGATGAAATTATCGCCGCTGCAACAGGCACAGCCCTTGACGGGGCCGGTGCTACTCCCGCCTTCCCCGATAGTCAGAAAGTATTCGGGGCTACGGTTGATGTCTATGACACCAGCCTCAATTTCGATCTCGTGACGCAAGTGACTGAAAAGTTCCTCGACAACGATATCGACCCGGATGTGCCGAAATGCATGGTTATCGGTCCAGTACAGGCGCGTAAGCTCTTGCAACTGACGGAAGCCACATCCGGTGATTATGTCTATGTGAAGGCCCTCGCAGAAATGGGCTACATCGACAATTGGATGGGATACCAGTGGATTGTCTCCACACGGTTGAACCACCCAACCGCCCCCGGTACAGATATTGACTGTTTCGCCATGACCCAATTGGCTATTGGTATGATGGTTGACCGGGATATTACGTCGCGGATCGCTGAGGACCCGTCCATCAGCTTTGCATGGCGGATTTACTCGTTCATGACAATCGGCGCGGTTCGCGTTGAGGACGAGCATATCGTTAACCTGCAGCTGGCGGATACGATTTAACCCGTACTTCTGGCGAAGTGTGAGTTGGGGTCCCGATGTCGGGACCCCTTTTTTACTGGAGAAGTTCCGTGCATAAAATTATATCAAGTGGCATTGATCAAACAAAGCCTAATTTTGTTGTTGATGTCCAAGCTGCTGCTTCTATTACTCTTGGTGCAGGTAATATTGCTATTTATATAGGCACAACGGCTCTTGGTAGAAATATCTCGGAATGTGTGTCAGCTTTACAGAATTGTAGAGATGCATTACGGGAAGCCCAGTACCCAGATGGTACACTTGCATTTGATTCTGCAAAGATGGTTGATGTACCAGAGGGGGCTATTGTAATAGCCAATGGTGCTGCAGTACCACTAGACACAACAGAAAACGGTGTTCTTATTGCATACCATAACGATTTCTACGAGGCCGGTAATTCCACCAAATACACAAATGTGATTAACCGAATGATTGAAACGTTTCTGGAAAGGGTGGTAAAGGCAAATAGTACAGGTATTCATGCATTTGCCTCCGGTGTACTTACTGGTACTACTATCGCTGCAGCTGACACAGTAACTATTGGTGGTAGAGTTTATACGTTTGAAGCTGCCCCAGTTGCTGCTGATGATATTGATGTTGGCGCAGACGACGAGGAAAGTTTGGATAACCTGATTGCAGCTATAAACGCCGCAGCGGGTGAGGGTACCAAATATGGTACAGGCACAGTTATTAACCCCGATGTTAGAGCAGCGGCTGGTGCTGGTGACACAATGGATGTTATTGCTCGAGTTTCTGGAACAGGGGGTAATGCCATAACAACCACCGCTGTATTAACAGCTGGTGATTTCGCAGCGGCTACTTTGTTAGGTGGCCTATAATAAGGAGAAAACCTATGCGAGTAGGTGCAAATGCAAGACAGTTCGCCAGAATAAAACGGATGCATAAGGAAGGAACCCCTGCGCATGCTATTGCCAAATCAATCCAAATGACGGATCAATCCCTAGAAAAGATATTGGCACGTCTGGACGGTCGTGAAGAGAAAAATTTAGCGATCGAGGATAACGTGGATGTGCAGGAAATGCGTATTGCGAATGCAGAATTGGCTGCAAGGTTAGCCAAATACGAGGACCCGCAAAGTGGCGAAACGATACAACACGGGGATGATGAAATCTCGACCGAGGAAGTCACGGACGATGAAGCCCAAGTCCAAGCAGCCGAAACGGTCGAAAAGAGTCCGGAAGTCGAAACTCAAGTCGTCCCCTAGGGGCTACTAATGCCGACTTTAACCGATGCGCGCTTTAATGCGCTGCGGGCACTTGTACCCACCGCTCCTCCCACTACCACCGATATGTTGTTTGCGTGGTTACTCCAAATTGGGGGTACCGGTAATACCATAGGTGATCGTTGGCGATCCATGCTTGTATCTAAGGGGATTGCAGAATCCCATTTTAATGATATGCTATTCGAGTGGTTGGGTACTCTTGGATTTACTCAGCCACATATAAATGATCGCCAATTAGCTTTCTGGGTAGCTGGTGCACCAATAACTTCTCAACAGTTTATTGTTGATGGTGATTTTCCAGATTTAACTAACTGGACTACTCTTCCAAGTTCTTCTATATCTCTTCCAGTTGCGGGTACAGTACAGTTAAATACTCTGGTCAATGGTGCACGTAGGGGTGGAATTGCCGTAACCCCCGGTGGGTCAATATTTGTATCGGATGGGCAGCAATATGCTATAGAGTGCACTGTGGTATCTGCTAGTCTTGCAATTCGCCCAATAACGATTGGCATGTCAGATAACGCTGGCACTACGGATCGTATTACGATTGATGGGATTACTCAAGGCCCTGTACCTCATACCATACGAGGTATCTGGGACGTCACTATTACCGAAACCATTCGTCCTGTTATGTACACTAATTTTGGTAATACGCTATTTAGTTTTCGGGTACAGAATTTCTCGATGAGAAGGACTAACTAATGCCGCGATTATCTCCTATTCAGGAGTCCTTTGCGGCTGGTGAGATTTCTAAAAGAGTCCAAGGCCGGGTATCCACAGACGCGTATAATTCTGGTTTAAATCGGGCCAGAAACTGGCATCCCCTTGTTCAAGGCCCAATTCGTCTCCGTGAAGGTTCTAAGTATATGGAGGCTGTTGATTCACGAAATTGGATTTCGGGCAGTACCAGTACCCAAGGATTAAGAGTTTTTACCTTTCGACGTGGTATCGATAAGGATATTATTGTCGAGATTGGTGTGGATCAAGTAATTATCCGCAATTCAACTGATGGTGGGGGTGTAACAGGTGGTGTGTCGGATCAATTGATACCCGGCAATCAGTATGTTGACATTGGTAGTAATTGGATTTGGGATATTGATGGCAATTTGCATTTAGTGCAGCCAAAACTCGCTGCGTTTGGCCTTGCATCGTCGGGAACTCCAGATGCGCATTATTGGACTAGAAGTCCTGCAGAAGATGCCCCAGAGGGATTTAAGGGCGGCGAAATGCATTCAAGCACTTCTGGAATACCCATACCTGCTGGCTCTGAACTTGAATTAGCTGTCCTCACAGTAAGGTGGCAGGCATATAATACTAGTGAGGCTAATAGGGATGCGTTAGGTAATGTACCATACGACGATGTTAAATTTAATGTTCGTGTTGGTACGGCCCCCGGTTTGAAAGATTTGATTGATTCTGACATAGTTATAGATGAGGAGCAAGTATGGAAGGAAACTGAATTTAATTTTGTGCCGGGAGCAGGCGTTACTGAGGTATATTTTGGTATAGGGTATAAATGGGTAGGTCCCGGAGCTGTACCATTTATGGATTTTCCCCCTAACGGTTTTCCTGCCCTGTTTGCCTTTTTTGGTGTGCATACAATGTTTATTCCATTGTCTGGTGGGTCAGGATCGATAGTTGAATTTGATTCTCCTTATACTGCTGCTCAACTTGAGTGTTTACAATTTGATATGGACCCGGGTGAACAAGTGATGACCTTTACCCACCCAGAAGTTGAGACTCATCGATTGAGATTAAGTATTGGTGAATGGACATTTGAACCAATATCTTCTATTACATTACCTACACCATTTGTGGGGCCAACACCCAATAATTGGGGCGCTGGTAATCATCCGGCAGCTTGTTCTTATCATGAAGGTAGGTTATTTCTTGGGGGTTCTCCAAATGATCCTGCTACGGTATGGGCATCAAAATCTGGGGATTATCAAGAATTTAATAATGTAGCCCCTACGACTAAAGCTGATGCATTATTATTTCCATTAACATCAAAGGGTAAAATTCAATCTTTAACTAGTAGAAAAGATTTAGTTATTAATACCGATATATCGGAAGTAGTGGGTACATCGGAGTTAGGCGTTATTGCCTTTGATGATTTTTCTTTCCCAAAACAATCTGATTGGGGTTCAAATTGCGTAAAGCCATTGACAATTGGTAGAGAAATGGTTTATACATCCGCTAGTAAGCGAATCATTCGAACTTTTTCCGATGAAGGTGGCACCAATTTTGGATGGGATGGTACTGAATTAAGTTTACAGGCACAAGATATATTTGGTGTGCCGGTAAAAGAAATGGTATTTATTGATGAACCTGCGTATCAAGTAGCTTTCCTATTAACCGATGGCACTATGGGAATGGCAACATTTTTCTACAAGGAGGAGGTATTGGGATGGTGGCGTTATGCCACAGCAAGCAATGGATCAGCTACTCAACCGATCAATCGAATTATGTCTATTACAGCCATTGACACATCACAAGGTGCAAAGTTATGGATGGTTGTAAACAGAGTAGGATTTAGTGGTACTGATATTGTTGGTCATGAATTAGTATCTTTTGATTCAGGGCTTAAGGTATGTCTAGATACATGCGCGATACGTAGTATAGACCCAATTACTGGATTTTGTATCGATATTGCAGAATTGGATGATCAAACTGTAGATGTGGTAGTTGAAAGATATGACCCATTAACCGATATACGTACTTATACTGTTCATCCTCAAGTTGCCGTAGCGGGTGGTGTGTCTGCTGAATTGGATGATTGGGCAAAGGGTGATACAGCGTATCTTGGACATTTCTTTGATAATGATATTCAATTACTACCGCTTGAGGGAGTTTCTAATCGGGGAACATCACAAGTATCTAAACGTAGATGGAATAAGGTCTTTTTACGCCTCAATGATTCAATAGTACCATTAGTTGAGGGCCAATATCCCAAGGATCGTACTCCATCAACGCTTATGGGAACTGGTGAACCTTTCATAACAGATGATGTTGAGATTGTTGATCTTGGTTCTGGAAAGGGAGATTTATCTATAACACAAGATAAACCATTAGCTACAGAGATTACGGGTCTCTTTGGTAAAGTAAGGAGTTCAGAAGTGTAATGGCGAATCCAACACAGATAGCAAATCTAGCATTATCATGGATGGGGCAAAATTTAATCAATGCTCTGGGTGATAATCAGAATGAAGCGAAAATTATGAATGCCAATTACGAGTTATCTCGTGATAAGGTTCTTGAGGATTATGCCTGGACTTTTGCCCAAAGACGGGAGATATTGTCACCTGTCCTACCTGTTCCAACATTTGGGGAGGGCAATTCTTTTCTTATCCCTAGTGATGTATTAAGGGTTCATAGGGTATTTAGACCTACCGGATCGAGTATATCACCAACTTTACAGACTCACAAGCTACAAAATGCTAGGTGGGAAAGACTAGGCAATAAGATTTTTGCAAGAGAGGAGATTGTTTGGGCTGTGTTTATTATACGAGTAGTGGATACTGGATTATTTTCCCCCGGATTTGTACATGCGTTGGCTGCTAGATTAGCAGCGGACACAGCTATGACCCTCACCGAGAGTGAGAGATTAGCGACTAGGATGGAAGAGCGATATGACACCAAAATAGGTGAAGCCGCCTATGCCGATGGTAGTCAAGGTAGAACAGAAGTTATTCAAAGTACCAAACTCACGGGTACGAGGACAAGATAATGGGATGGGTGGCCGCAATAGTAGGGTTAGCTAAATTTGGCGTTGGAGTTGGTGGCGCTAAACGACAGAAAAAAGTCGATAAATTACAAGTTGAACTCTCTTATGAGGACAATCTTGAAAAAATTCGTCGACGTGAATTTGAGCAGAAACAGACTCAAGGGGTTGCATTAGCATTTAGTGAGAATGCTGGCGTCCGTCACACAGGTGGGTCTAGTGCTCAAGGATTCTTAAATACAATGGCTAAGGAATTCAGGAAAGAACTTGACTGGATGAAAGATTTTGCTGAGCAAGCTCGTATAATCGGTCACAAAGCTGCTA